AGTCAGCCCGTACACGAACCAAGAGTTCTTAGAGTGCTACGGTGGGGCGAAACGCAAAATTTACGAACAATCGGTTGAAAGTTTGGAGTCTAACCCGCTTCAACATCGTGATAAACGCGTGAAAGTATTTACAAAGGATGAGTACTTAAAGCCAGACGGGGCACCTCGGGCGATACAGCCACGAAGTCCACGTTTCAATGTCTGTTTGGGTAGGTATCTAAAACCACTTGAACATCAAATTTTTGAGGCAATCAATGAGATATTTGACGGAACAGGTGAACATAAGACAGTAGCTAAGGGAATGAACATGAACGAGCGAGGTGAAGAGATTAAGGGGATGTGGGACAAATGCGTAGATCCAGTAGCAGTAGGATTGGATGCGTCACGATTTGACCAGCACATTAATACGTTGTTGTTAGAACATGAACACGACATATACAGAATGTGGTCAACAGGCCGAGAAGTTGACCTTCCCAACTTAAATACTTTGCTCTCAGCCCAGCTCGAGAACAAAGGTGTGTACGTGGGTATCGATGGCATATTAAAGTATAAGGTAAATGGATGCCGAATGTCAGGCGATATGAACACCAGTTTAGGAAATGTTATAATCATGTGTAGTTTGATGTATTCGTATTTTAAAGATAAGAATATGTTGGGCAAAATTTCCCTCTTAAATGATGGCGACGACTGTGTCATTATTATGGAGAAAAGGCGCTTGAAAACGTTCACCAGTGGATTGAAGGATTGGTTTTTGCGGATGGGTATTACTATGGAATTCGATGGAGTGTATCATACACTCGAACAAGTTGAATTTTGTCAGGCTCGTCCAGTATTTAATGAGGAATTAGGGTATGTGTTAACACCGCGACCCAGTAAAAGACTGTATAGTGATGTGATCTCAACGAAAATGTTGGGATCCAAGAAAGTATATCGAAAGCAGTTAGGAGCGATAGCAGGATGTGGATTAGCCATGTCTAGCGGAACCCCTATTTTCCAAACATTTTATAGCTGGATGGGAAGAGGAGCCACACCATGGACTCCTCAGATAGGCGATCAGTACTATAAGTATCGTCAGGAGCTGATAGAAGGTATGACCTATAAGCAACGGGAGCCGACAATGAAGGAGAG